CTGCTCGCTATCCTGTTGATTTTTGCTAATTCTTTCTCCATTGTAATTGCCTTCTAAAATCTTAATGAAATTTGTCGGTCTGAATATCCAGTCGAAATCACAAGACCAGTTTTGGTTGTTATGCCCCAAAAGAAATGCTGATTGAGAAACATTGTTGAAAACAGCCATGATAGCCTCTTTCCCATGTTCGGAAACTCTTGCTTTTACGGCTTTCTTACGTTTGTCCGTCATTGTTGTCACCTTTGGGAGCTTTCCATCAAACATTCTGTTGAACGTATCCATAAGAGCATTATAATTTATCTTATCTCCCTCATTACTTTCCGGCGGTGCAGATTCCCCTTGGGGGGAATTATAGGGGGGACATTCTTCATTTGCATTTACATTTACATTATCATTATTAATTAGGTTATTGTTTGGTTCTTCTTTGGTTTGGTTTTGGTTATAGTTTGGTTTTTGTTTGGCTCCTTCTTGGTTGTTCTCCGGTTTTGGTCTACCGCCCTTTTTACCGTTCTCAAACCTCTGATTATTAATATCTATCTGTGATTTAGCCATAGCAAGCATCGCTTTCGCAATCGGCTTTAGTTGTTCAGTAGTTTCTCCATATAAGCCATACTCAATTATGGCTGTGAGAACGTCTCCCTGAACATCTCTCGGCAGATTCTTGATTGCTTCCCACCAGCTACTGTAAAAAACAAAACTATTTCTCATTGCGTTTCCTCCATTCTAAAAATTCTTCGTATCCGTGCCATGCTTGTTCATCTTTATTTTCATACATCTTTCAAATAGTCTGTTACCACTTCTATAAACTCGTCAAGCGAACGGACTATGACATATTTAGCACCGATACTCTCAAACTCTTTCTGATACTCTTTCTGGCTCTCTGACTGCCTGCCAGTCTTTACCTTTAATTCTATTCCACAAAATGGATAGAACTTGTTGGGGATAAGAAGTATCAAATCGGGGAATCCTGCGCGGACTCCCATTTGCTTGAACTTTGCCGCTTCAATGGCGTTGCGCTTCCCTCCGTTGGGAACACAAGCAAGCCGTTTCTTCCATTTAGGATATTTCAAGTCCCAATATTTAATTATAGATTTTTGGAGAGAATCTTCTAAATGTCTCATATATGCTTTATTTTAAGTTCAACATTCACCGGCTTGTCTTTCATCGTGGAGAAAGCGTCAAGCAGCTTCTCCTTGATTGTCTTCAAAGGCTTTGTCAGTATATGGCTCTCTACTATTTCGAGAGGTATCCTCCTGTCGCTATACGTTATTAGGGACATGGAAATTATGATGTAGGGCTTCATATTCTTTCACTATCGGTTTACATAAATCAACAACTCGTTTACAATCCTCCACACCAAACATTCCTATGTGGCAAACTTCATGTGGTATTCCTAATTGAATAGATAACCACAAATAAGCTTTATTCCTATTTGAAGTGTTGGGGATATGTTTCTTCCAAATTTTATTGATAAGATTGGTCTTAGCTATTTGGTCAAAATAGAAGTGGGCTTCTTTCTTGGCTTCCCTTAGTTCTGTATTTGCCAGTCGTCCTAACGCTCGGTCTGTACCCTTATGCACACCGACATAAGCCATACAATCCCAGCATAGATATATCATCCCGTAAGAACGTCCATAAATAACAGAACTATCCACATATTCGGTACGATTACCACAATAAGGGCAAATCTTACCAGACAGAATACCATCCATAATTTAGAACAATGACATCTGTTGTACTTCAGTTGCTCCTTTCCTTGCCCGTGACGTTTTTTTCCTAAGCGATACATATTGCTCTTCGGTCAAACGTTTTATCGCCGCTTCACGAGCCGCTTTCTTCTCCTCTTCCGTCAGTTCTACGGGTTGAAATGTGGAGATGGATGCACGGGTTCCAGCAGGCATCTTGCTCACTTTGATGTCATCCTCATCGTAATAGTGGATAGCCATCCCGAATACCTCCTCGTCTGTCATGGCCACGGCAGAGCCCCGTTTCCGTGCCTCTCCCATGATGTAGGAACAGCACTCATCCAAATTCTTGTTTTCTTTTGCGTAGGACTTGGCGAACAGTTCGTCAGTCCTAGCACGTCCGTCAAGATGATTCTTGATTACGTCCTTGAAAGTTTTGTTTTCCATAATTGCGTTACAAATAACTCCTTAAACAATAGTCCGCTATCCAGTAGCAGACAAAATAAAAAGCGGCATATACTGCCAGGATTGACAGAATAGTCGCTATCAGTTTGGTCTCTTTCATTTCAAATTCAGTTTTGCCCGTAAGTCGTCGGGCGGTTGGTGATTCCGTTTTACCGGAGCTTGTTGTTCCTCCAAAGCTTGGTTATTGCGTCGACGAATGATAATATCCAGTTCATCTGACCGTTCCCGAAGAAATTTCCGAAATGCTTCGCCAACGGTTATCGTATCGAAATAACCATAGAACTTACCATACCTTCCCAGCTTGAACCGTGCGACAAACAATATGAACTCCGTCAGTTTGATGTAGTGATACTGGCTAACGAACAGCCCAGAGAACTCATTCAAGGCATTTTCATCGGCCCCCTCCTTCGTGGAAGAAGCAAAATCAATGGTCAGTAACTGCGTCTTTACCCACAGAGACGAGGAACCATATCCGTACATCCGTTCAAGGTCTGACAGCGTGGGAGACTTCTCGCTGTACGCTTTCTCGGTATCTGCAAGAAGCATAGGCTGAAGAGACGTTGAATATGCGGCAGAAGCCTTGCTAAAGGTCGGGTATTTCTCCTTGATGGCTGATAGCATTACTTCCCTGCTCGATGGCTGCATATTCGTCAAGGAGGTTTCTTGCCTTTGCTGTTTTATCAGCATCCCGACTGTTTTGTCTTTGGGCTTGATTTTCTGTTTTTCCATTGTCCTGCTGTTTTTTCTCGATTATCCAAAGATTGGCCCGACTGTCCCAACGTTCCACCTTGGCACCAGTAGCAGTTTTCCAACCGAGACCGGAGAAATGGTTGTAGAAAATATCCGCTTGCATCTCCCAGTCCGACAGTTTGTCACGAAAATACTCTTTCACCTCTTCGGCGGTCGGTGGTATAAACTCCACTTTAGGCTTAACGGGTTTCTTTGTCGGTGGTAGGTCGGGCGGGAATAACTCGCCAGAGTTATCTTCCCCTATACTCTTAGTCTTATTCTTAGTCTTATATAAAGGGTTACCATTTTGGTTACCGTTTTGGTTACCACTTTGGTTACCTACAGAAACCAAAATGTAAGACGCTGCCTTTTCTCTCCTATTGCCTTCAATGAATTCAATCAGCCCCTTTTGCTTCAATCGGTTGCGCAAATCAATTATAGTCTTGTTACTATAACCTAATTCGGCTTGGATTAGACGTGTTGGTAATTCAAATGGGCAAAGCCAGTTCCGGATATTGCATTCTTTCAATAGAAAAAAGTAAAAGTCTGCTTCATATGCCGTCATCGGCTTATATCGTCGAATTTGCCAAAACTGATTGATATAATCTATATAGGTCATAATAGGTAAGAATTGACTTCATTCATAAACTCAGTAAGAGAATGGCATACCACATATTTATTTCGGAACTTTTCAGCCTCTCTCTGCCATCTTATCTGCTCCTCGCTTTGTTTCCCTTTCGGTCTCTTCATTTCGATGCAAAGAGCGGAAAATCCTTTCTTAGGTACAAGCAGTATCAAATCGGAAACACCCCTTACACTTCCCTCGTACTTCATTTGTGCTCCAGTCCTGGCATCACGCTTGCCACCATTTGGGACAGCAAACAACATAAGACTCAAAGACGGATATTGAATCCGGAACCAAGTCAGACAGCTATGCTGTATCTGACTTTCCGATTGCGGTGTAGTTTGTTTCTTTCTCATAATCTTCCTTTGAATAAGTCCATAGCCATATCTACTACATTCTCCTTAACCACATCATCCGTTCCGGTAACACCGTTAGCTATACCTTTCTTTCGCTGGATAACATCATACATGTATTCATCAATGGTATTCTTACCAAGAAAGTAGTAACAGTTAACGTTATTCTTCTGCCCATTACGGTGTGCCCTATCTTCTGCCTGCTCACAGTCAGAAAAAGTCCATGGGAACTCGATGAAGGCTACACGGCTGGAAGCAGTCAAGGTGAGCCCGGTACCGCCCGATTTGTAGTTAAGGATAATCAACGTACAATCCGGATTGTTCTGGAAAGCATCCACAGCCATCTGTTTCTGCGTAGCGTTATCCTCACCCGTAACCGTTACAGCTTTGGGAAACATCTTCTTCAGTTCCAACACTACTTCTTTTAGGTAGGCAAAGACAATCAGTTTTTCTCCACCGTCTATCACGTCATGGATGAATTCGGCAGCCGCCTTGATTTTCCCACGTGCAGAGATGGCTTTCAGAATGCCCATACGAACCATTACCTCGCCCCTCATGGACTTGGCTATCTTCTCATCATCCGCATTCTTGTAGACACGCAGATATTGTATGAGGTCGCTTTCCGCTTTCTCATACTCCAACCGCGTAGTGATATCCATCTCAATATACTGACGTGTCTTGTCTGGAAGCTGCGTCAACACTTTAGCTTTTTCACGCCGGAAGAAGCAGGTATTCCAAAGGCGCCAGTTCAGTTCTTTCAGATTGGAGGCTTTCTTCGGCCCATTACAGAAACGTTCGGTGAATGTCTTATACCCTCCAAAATCCTCCAACCGTCCCATTATCTTGAGTTGCTGTATAAGGTCAGTATTGTCATTCACTACCGGTGTTCCCGTCAGTTCAAGAATGAAATCCTTGCCTTTACAAATGCCCTCAACAAACTTGCTCTGCTGGGTCTTGGTAGACTTGCACTTATGCGACTCGTCAATGATTACAGACTTGAAAAGGGTTATACGTGGGTCAAAGGTGATTGATTTCAGCGTAAACCGCGTATCATTCTTCACATCCAATACAAAGAACTTTTTCAAGCTCTCGTAGTTAGTGATGAAGATGTCACAACACTTGGTTTCAATGAAGCGCTGCCAAGTATTTTTGTTCTTATCATCAAGGATTAGCGCCTGCTTTCCAGCAAATTTCTTGAACTCACGCTGCCAATTTATTTTAAGTGCTGCCGGACATACAACAAGGCACGGATAGGATTTTGCAATCGTCACCGTGCCTATTGCCTGCAAGGTCTTACCGAGTCCCGGCTGGTCACCGAAGATACACCGTTTATGGGCCAGAGCATAGGCTATGCCCTCCTTCTGGTAATCGTACGGTTCAAGTAGCAATCCGTGGGGAACGGTCAGCTGCGGCATCGGAGCAATGTCAAAACTCATATCGACCTTTCTTTGCTCCGACCGTTGTACGGAACCGCAGAATCCCTGCTGTACCGCCCATTTCGCCATTGTATCAACATACCATTCATCAGCCAAGTCAACCCACCACGCCTTTTCATTGAAAAGATATGCTTTCTTTGCGTTAGCCTTGACTGATGGAATATTGTTCACGCATTTAACCAACATCGGATGATACATGAATTTCAGTTTGAAGCCGTCCGGATATTTGGTGATACAAAAAGGTGCTGCCATATCAAGCTGCCGGCTCTTTAATCTTCACTTTTTTACTTTTGTTTCTCGGCTTCACTTTCTTCCCGTCAATCGTCAGAGTAGTGCCACTCTGTTCCACCACTTGTTTAAGGAACTCATTCGCTTCCTCTTCAAATGCAGCATCTCCCACCGGGTCGGCTGCAATGTCCGTAGGAATATCCCCATCGAACGGAAGTTCCTGCTGGACTACCGCCCATTTCTTAGCGGTAAGATACTGTTCCACCTCATAATTACATGCCTCAATTGCCTGCTGCAGTTCGAATGCATGCTTATATTCCTCGTTCTCATTGTTGAACATGGTAAACGGAGCTATAAGGTTAAGCACCTTCTTACTTTTAAGAAAACGTTTTCCAACCAATACCACACCTTCATTGTCATCCGAACCGCTAACTGTGTAGCCCGTGACCTCGAATGTAGAGAAGATTTCTTCCGGCAGTTCATCTATGGAGTCCTTTCCATCAGCTTCTTTCTGCTCACAGAGGAAAGCAAGGTGAGGAATCAATTCGTTAAACGCTGCACGCAAATCCTTATGGATAAGATTCTTTCCCTCAATGGTTACATTGTCCTCATTCTCGTTCTTGAAAGAGGCAACAAGCGTGTTGTCTTTCGTGATTTTTGCTTTGGTGATATTCATTTCTACCTCCTGTCTTTATATTCGTTGATAAATTCGTTATAGTAACGGTCAGCCGGAAGAGGGAGCGTTATTCCCAGTTCGGCAGCAGCATCGGCCTGAACCTTATTTAGAAAGTCAGTCATCTGCACTGTATTGAGTTTCGATGTGCTTCCGGCAATGACCATTTCTTTTCCTCTGAAATACGAAGTCCTTCTGAGAAAGCGGTTACAATAGTAATCGTGTACATCCTGCTTGTCCGTCCCGGTCTCCTGCTCAATACAAGTAAACCACAACCACATAAGCGCATTCTGTGACAGCGTCCTTGGCTCTGTGAACCTTTCGATTTTTACACGATACCGACCATTACGAAGCTGGGAACACATGAAGTCAAAAGACTTGCTTATGTGTACCTCGCCGTTGACCTTTTCCAGAATTGCTTCTTGTGCCATTATTCCAACCCGAAAATTTTCTTATCCGTAATAAGTTCTTTGTTGACTTCCAGAAACTCAATAAAATGCTCACAGTGAGCGGTCAGCAGTTTAATCGTCTGCTCATGATTGTAAGTGTAATACTCCGGGTATTGCGTTCCGCTAATTAGTGGCGTCCGGCTGGTACCGCCCTTCATCTGATAGGCAGTGTACTCAAACGCTTTCACGCTTTCCATCTGACTGGAAGCAATCAGACAGTAAGGATATACATGGCGCTGCCAGCCGTGTTCATACTTGCCAAAATCATACTTAGATGTTGTCTTGATATCATATACGGTATCACGAACGAGCTCATCTATATACCCATAAAGCTCCACATCACCATAACGAGTGGGAATGACTGCGGACACAAAGACTTGGGACAATGCACCGGAAAAATACTTCGACTGCTCTATACACCAGCTACGGTCAAATAAGAAATTACGCTCTGGCGCGATATCAGTAGCAGGAAAATATACCTGAATGGTATTCGTTTCTCCATCACCGATAATGGTGTATGGCTCCCGTTCGCTTGGTATATGCTTTTTCTTGTGGATATAGCAGTCTATGACAGCATTAAAGGCCGTTCCTTTATCAGCTGCCTCACTCTCAAACGGGACACGGTTTATCGCATCAAGTAGGCTTTGCTTCAGCTCCGCTTCAATTACTTCCGGACTTTTCTTATATTCCCCCGTTTCATTATCGACATTCCAGAAGCTCTCTACTTGTTCATCAGCCCGTAAATACTGCTCGAATTTATCAAGCAGTGACGGGTAGAATCTGTATTTAGGCTGCTGGTTCATACCTTTTGCTGAGTTTGTTAAACTTCAAGCCAAGTCTCTTGCACTTCTCATTGAGCATCATGCCTGCCCGTACCTTGCTGTCAAAGATATGCGTCATGGTGTCTAAAGCTTCCCGAACAGAATTGGCAGATTGTGTATCAGTCACTTGTTCCACTGCGTCACGGATAGCATCAAGAACTGCATCATATTCGGAAGATAGTTCCGTCTGCTTCGTCTGATACTCCTTATAAGTACTGATGATTTTCGTCATGAAATCATTCTCACCCGTTACGGTACCGGACTCATCAATGATAACGGGTATCTTGATACGAGAAGGAAGATTACAAGTATTCTTCCCGTAGAACTTCTCGCACGGGTCAAAAGAAATAGTTCTATCTTTACCGATAGCTTCCATGTAACCAACCAAATCCAACTCCTTAATCAAATCACCGGCAGATGAGCCACCAATCTCCGGACGTATCTGTTTTTCGTCGCCTACTTTCTCCTCCCGTTCATGAGCCACGAAGATAACAGACTTGCCCATGAGGGTTACTTGGTTAACGAAGTTGGTGAACATGTTCTTACGTACTCCGTAGCCTTGCAAAGAAAGGGTACCATCCGCTTTCTTCATCTTCGGATTCGCTGCCATAATCGCCTTATCCATAAAAGAAAGCATCTTTCCGGCAGTATCAATCACAATAGTGGAAAACTCCTTGATTTCTTCGGACGAAAGTACCTGGTTCGTCTCGTCCCAGCTTGTAATCTGGACGGTCGGTACACGATGGGCGGCATTGACACGGTGAATACCGCCGTCATAATCGAACAATACCGGATTGGGAGCCGATAATGCAAGAGTTGTTTTTCCCATGCCAGGTTGGCCGTAAATCAGTGCTGACAAGGTAGTCTTAACGGTCAGCTCGTTAGGTCTTTTGATAAGTCCCATAATAGAAAATATTAAAGTGGTTAATAAAAAAATAGCCAAAGGAAAGCCCCGAAGCGTATTCTCCGGGGCGCAAACGACAAATACTCCTAATCCTATCCGATTTCGCATTACCTTTCAGATAGAGTCAACGGCTAACCGATGCCGCGCGGATGATTCCCTGCGCTATCTTCGCCCTACTCTCGGACTAAAAGCGGATTTTCTCTCATAAAGGCTTGTAGAAACGGATGGATTCGAACCACCGACCGCCGCTTGTGGTGCTCTCCCATTAAGCTAAGAATCTACTTGAGAGAATCGAACTCTCAACCTTCCACCACACACGGTGCTCTATCCACTGAGCTACGTTCCCAGAATAGGTGAACTATTTTCACAAACCGTTCACCTTGAAACACAAACAAAAAATAAAACACGACAAAACTACTAAATAACCCTCTCTTGGATTGTGGACGTTGACGGACTCGAACCGCCAATCTCCTCAAATGAGTTGTGTTAGCCATTACACCGAACGCCCATATTTGCCTACCATATCTTCACAGACCGGGCAGGCAGGTCAACAAAGTTGCTCCCGGATAGGCGGTCAAGCCACACCGGGATAGTCACTTAAAACAAAAGCAAAATAAAAACTTAAATGAGGACTCTCACCTCACGTTGTCCTTTACAACGGAATTATAGATTAAACAATAAAAAGCTTGTGGACAATGCGGGATTTGAACGCCGCGACCTGTACATGAAACCTTTAAACAATACCATGACAAATTACCAATACTAACTACATGTACCGCTCTACCAAGCTGAGCTAATTGCCCGTGTCTGTCCCTGCTCTCACGAGTAGAGACAACTCCCATGTCTAATTCTAAATCAATCTAATTATGTGTGAAACACTTCCTCCGCTGAGGTCTATATCTTGAACACCTTTTTCAAGACATTGTGATAAAACCAATACGAATACACAAGGCCAAAAAGGTTTATACCATAATTCCAGTCTCCCGTTACCGAGTCTACATCATTAAACATCAATAAACATGGTAGTGCCAATACGTTAAGCAGTAGCACGTTTATAATGATTCTTCTTTTCATTGTTCTTTCCCTTTCTTACTTTTGCAAAGCTCAACACATCCGAAGCATTGTAATAGCTTCTCCCATTAGATTTATACTCAACTCTCACTCTTTGAGTATTTACCAACACTCTTAACCTGCCCGGACCTCCTACTATTTTTTCAGATTCTCTCTTTGGAAAAGTGCGAGAATCCATAATAGTGAGGATGTCTGCCAATCTCGCCTCCGCTGTCCCGTCAATCAACATGGAACTGCGTAAATCACCATTCACTTCGTATATCATACCGTTAAAAAATAAAGTCGTTATTATTCTTTCGGCCAGTCCTTATATATCGCATAGCTGTCCGTACCCGTGATGGTATTCTCATTCTCCGTAAATCAATATCATTGCAAGTGACCTGCATCAATAAGAATAGAATGGAGAATAGGAATTCAAGCCCGTGTCTGCGTAATTCCTTCAAATCAAAATCACGCTTAAGCCTATCGCAAATCATATACAGAAGCAGTTCCGTATCTTTGGAAATACCCAACTTCCGGTATATCGTTCTTTTCTGGGTCTTGACAGTCCAAACCGATTTATTCAGATTGCCCGCCACCTCCTTGTCGGCAAGCCCCTTGCAGTACTCATTCGCGACAAGCAGTTCCGTAGGAGAAAGGGAAATCATCATGCGACCCTTTCCACATCAAAAATACCTTTCCTCTTGTCAACCTCCCCTACTTTCCAGTCAGCATCCTCAACGCAGAACTCCAATCTCAATCGGGGGATAATTGTCCCCTTTATGGAATTATACGCCTTAACCGGAAAAGTTAGAACTTCCCCTACCTCCATATCTCTCAAAGCCGGAGTGTAGTTTTCTGTGATTATTCGCTTTTTCATCGCTATAAAATTTTAATGATTAGTATTTGAGCTCTCCCGAGCCAATCTGATTGGCGGCATCACGCTTTATTCGGGAGATTTACTTAACTTTGCATTGCCACATTTAAAATTAAGTAAGTATGAGTAAATTCATTGAAATCCCTGTTAACGGGGAAAATTGCATCATCAATCTTGATGCAATTCAGAGTGTATGTCCTCTAAAAGGAGGTGGGTGTGAAATCTACTTCCTTGAAGGAGCCTTGAAGAGTGTCAAAACCCAATTTCCATATTCCGAGTTACTAAAACTCATTTGGGTATAATTACTTCTTTTCTGTATATCGGGATTGAGAATAACTTGATAATTACTATGCAAGGTTCTCTCCCGGTATCACTCTTACTGACAAACCCGCTATTTGCAGGAAGTATTGTCACTTGCTTTTCTATAATTGCTTTCATAAGTTCGTTTTTACTCACGTTTATTAAATTATTTACTCCCCTCTCTATAGTTCATTCAGAAGAAACGCATCTTCACCATTTTCTGTCTTCACCTCTGTAATTAGGGTATAAGCTGTAGAAACCAATTGAAACATCTCAGGGTGTCTCCTTATGAGTTTAGTATTAAGGTAATTCCTCCACCCTTTGTGATAAGCATAATACATCAAAACACCTCATTTATTCCACACACACGTTATTATTACTCTTAGGGAGGTATGAATAGATTTAAGTTTATCATCATTACTCATTTCAGTTTTAATTAATGTTTGTGCCCCAATAAGCTCTCTCTGCTCTTCTCACCGGAGTTATCAGCTACTGTACACTGCATGACCGTTCGGGGCATGTCGGCTTCCTATTTCGCACCGTTGCAAATCTTTCGCTCGTTCTGAACTTCCATTCAGACATCATCGCAAATTCTTGCTACTCCGGGTATCTCTCGCGTCCTCTATGCTGGGATTGAGGGTAAGCGCCAGTATCGCTTTCTGGAACGGATTGCTTAGGGCAATCACTCCATCTCGTTCTCCGTCTCCCATCAAAGGGTAGGCTCAATGACCGGACGGAGAATCTTTCAATTCGCCCATGCAAGGCTTTGCACGCCACTTGCGCAAGTATTCATGTTAAGCGTACAGCTGTTCTGCATGGTATATGTAGCTGCCTTTTCTGCGAATAATTATCTTAATCGCCTACGTAACGGGAACCGAAGGCACCTTTGCTGTTCTGATTGTAGTAAGCTGAAGCTGGAGCGTTGCAGTAATCATAAGAACTTCTTCTTTCCGGTCGTACCAAAGCTGCTTTCATTACTTCTTTCTCAGCCTTTCTCGCTTCTTCATCAGCAACACGTTTCTTTTCGTTAGCCCAAGCGAGTTTCAAGCAATCACCGAAAGTCTGTACACCGTGAGTAAGCTGGTATAGCTTGAAATACTTTCTGTATATCTCGTGAGCTGCTTTCATAATCTTGTGTAAATCGTACTTTTTCATTGTCTTACTCCTTTTTAGGTATGTTGTTTTTTTGGTTATCTCACTCAAACTTCGCATCTTTGCTGCTGTTGTTGACGTTGATGTTGCAAAGACACTAACAGTTAGTATAAATACAAACTTTTACCAACTAAAAGTTAGTTTATTTACAACATTTAACTAACTGTTAGTATATTCAAATATGGAAGCTTGGAAAAGAGTTGAACTTATTATTGAAAAAGAAGGCTTGAATAAGAATTCATTCAGTAAAGCTATTGGTATATCTAATAATGTAACTATCACTCGCATTATTAACGAGCATCGTACACCTTCACGTGCAACATGTGAAAAGATAGTTAGTGCATTCCCTGCATACAATTTAGAATGGCTACTAACCGGTGAAGGAAATATGCTTACCGATGCTCCATCACAGACGTACCACTCCAACGCCCGCCCAGTTGACGATTTAAGCTACATGAACGTGCCCGTTATACACATCAAAGCACAATGTGGTTATCTCGCCGGATATGGAGATACCGAATACATAGACACTCTACCTACCATGCCGGTAATCGTAGATAAGACCTATCACGGAAAATACCGCATATTTGAAGCAGAAGGTGACAGTATGGATGACAACAGCAGGCTTGCCATCTGCGATGGTGACAAGGTTTTAGCAAGGGAGGTAAGACGTGACCTTTGGCTGCCCAAACTTCATATCAACGACTGGTACTTCGTTATTATACACCGAACGAAAGGAATATCCATCAAGCAAATCACGGCCCAAGATGATAAAGGTAATATCACCTGCCACTCGCTCAATGAGTTATTTAACGACTATACGGTTAACCTTGACGATGTGGTGGAGATATACAATGTGATTAAGGTTGTTGAACGCAATATGAGACTATAATATCAATCTAAAAAGTAAAATACTATGGATTTTAAAGACACTATTAAACAGCTTGCTGATAGAATTGAAAAGCTGAAAGATAACATTCAGACAGAAGAAGCTACTAAAAATGCTTTCATCATGCCCTTTATTAATGCTCTGGGATATGATGTGTTCAATCCTTTGGAAGTATTGCCAGAAATGACTTGCGATATTGGGACCAAGAAAGGAGAAAAGATTGATTATGCCATCATGAAGGACGACCAGCCTATATTGCTGATTGAATGTAAGCATTGGAAGCAAGATTTAAACCTACATGATAACCAACTACTACGCTATTTCAACGTATCAAAAGCTAAGTTCGGACTTTTGACCAATGGAATTATCTACCGCTTCTATACAGATTTGAAAGAACCCAATATAATGGATGATAAGCCTTTTTTGGAAGTGGATATTACGGATTTAAGGGATAATCAAATCGAGGAACTGAAAAAATTCCATAAATCATACTTTGATGTGGACAATATTCTGAACTCAGCCAGCGAATTAAAGTACATGGGAGAATTAAAGGCTATTATCCAAGAAGAATTCTCCTCGCCTAGCACTGATTTTGTGAAAATGTTTGCTACCAAAGTTTATGAAGGTAGAATGCTTCAAAATATAATAGACCAATTCACACCTTTAGTCAAACGCGCTATCTCTTCACATATCAACGATATTATTAATGACCGTTTGAAAGGAGCTTTGACAGTTAGTGATTCCAAAATAGAGGAAAGCCAAACAAAAAACAGTGGAAACACATCAGAAGAGACTACAGAAGAAGTAAATACAGAATCCAAGATTGTCACTACAGAAGAAGAGTTAGATGCATACAGAATTGTAAAAGCTATCTGTAGAAAGAAAGTAGATATATCCCGCATAGTATATCGTGATGCACAGACTTATTTCAGTATTCTGCTTGATGACAACAATCGCAAACCTATTTGTCGTATGTATTTCAATACAGCCACTAAGTATGTAGCCACTATTGATGAAAACAAGAAAGATGTGAAACATGTTATTGAAACCCTAGATGACATCTATAATTACGAGGATGATTTCTTCAAGACAATAGACATGTATGAGCACAAAGATTGATGTCAATTCGATTATAGCAAATATGAATCAAATAATTACCGAATGCTCATGTCAGTGGAAAACTCCAAACCATTGTTCCCTCACCCCTACCTGCAAAGGCTGGGGGTGTCGGTTCCTTGCCACTCCCATAGATAAGTTGCCGACCACCGACAAGGAGAAAGCAAAACTGTTCTCCAAGGTATACCGGGAAGCGAAAGAAAAGGGTGTACTGGAATGTCCGCACTATCGTTCGCTTTTCATCGACGAGGTTCTAGAGAACATTGAGAAAAGTAACGTTATACAACAAAACATGAGCTGA